GGAACCAAGACCGGAAACCCCATGTATCCATATGTGAAAAACGGTATTTATTACAACGGCAAGTCAAAAAATCCAGTAATGATTAACAAAGACAACCTTCCATACCTATACACAACAGAAAACAGTGGGATAAGGGTTCTTGAGAGGGGTCAAGATAAAGAGTATGGAGTATCTGTACCAGTAAACAGGTCCAAGTCGGAAGACTACTCCTTGGGATCATTTCAGCTATTTTTAAAATATGAACAGTTTGGCCTACCCTTAACCCCCCAGAAGATATTTACTCTTCTATGCGGAGAGGCAGCTGTTGATTTTTTGATAAAATCAGACACAACGACAAAAAGATTTGAAATCACAGCAAGAGATCAATTAACAAGACAAGAGTACCCAGGGATATCTTTCTATCAAAACGGAATAAAAACAATAAGTCCGTACATATCCAAGAATGAGTGGAACGTGATCTCTGTTGTTTTTGAAAATCCAATAGATATGAACAAAAGATCCGGTTCCATAAATCTTCTTTCTGGATGTACCTACAACAACATATCCCTCTTTAAGTCAACAGGGCTTAACCAGTTCGGGGTGATTATTCCTAGATTGTGGCAAGACGTTTATTATGGTGACGAAGACCAAATACCTGAAAATGTTGTTGACTGGGGGCAGGTGTACGATGAAAATGGAAACTTAGCTAACCCAAACGAATGGAAAAATATTTACATCCTTCGAGAAGAGTTACGGTTCTCTACCACTCCAAAAGAAATATACTCCACATACATGGGGACAAACATCGTTACTGTGGACGACAATACCGGAATATCAGTTGCTCAAGACGACTTTTCGGTCTATGCAGACCAAACTTGGTTGAGTATAGTCAGTAAACCAGGATAATCTGCTATAATTTAACCATGAGTAATACAAAAAAATCAAAACTTGGTAAGTCAAAGGCCACAGTAATAAACAAAGCCTATGATTGGGGTTTGTATTTCTGGAAGTTGCCTACTGGACATCTGTTTCACGACGGTCATGGCAACATGCTAAACATCCCCTCAATGAGGAATGATATCTCAAAGATGGCAGAACTTAGAAAAGCAGCAGCTGGTTATGGTCAACCAGAAGGGACACCCTGGTTCTACCCAGGTATCAAGAGAACCACAGATGATCAGTATGCAGAGCAGCTGGATAGAATGAAAAACGGACTGATTCCAAACATAAACGATATGGGTGCAGTGTATGACGCACAGCAAACCCTAAAGAAGCACGGAGATGAAGGTTAATGGAAGATCAAAGAATAAACATTTCCTATTCGGATGAAGTGGAAGAGGATAGAACTTTTCAAGAAAAGGACATATTCAATAAGTCCTGGGATGAACTAAAAGATCTTAATGGAATAAACCTTAACTTTAAAAGAAGGACAACCCGATCAGAGAACAAGATAGATAAAAGATATTACGACATTCCAAAAGATCAGGAAGGTCGAGTGTCTGGAAAGTACGCAGAGGATGCTGGGGTTAGGTCAAGGGGAGCAGGAGGCACAGAGTCAAAGCAGCTAAATCCAGGAGAAGTTTTTAGAAATGGATATGGTCTCTTCGATGTAATTACTCCACCGTACAATCTTTACGAACTTGCCAATTTTTACGATAGCAACTTTGCAAACCATGCCGCAATTGATGCAAAAGTTTCAAACACGGTAGGTCTCGGGTACAGGTTTGAAACGGCAAAAGACGTTATCCTTCGAATGGAAGACATGGACGTTGAGAGTGCTAGACTAAAGGCTAAAAAAAGAATAGAGCGTATTAAGGGTGACGCTATGGAGTGGCTAGAAAGCCTAAATGACGACGACAGTTTTATCACTACCATGGAGAAGGTTGATTTAGACTTAGAATCAACTGGAAATGCCTATTTAGAAATAGGAAGATCTGTAACGGGTGAAGTTGGGTATGTTGGACATATTCCTGCAACAACCATGAGAGTCAGAAGGCTAAGGGATGGGTTTACTCAAATAATCAGCGGCAAGGTTGTTTATTTCCGCAATTTTAACGCAACAAATCAAAATCCAATCACCGATGATCCAAGACCAAACGAAGTTATTCACTTTAAATCATACTCACCCCTAAATACATTTTATGGGGTTCCTGATATTATATCTGCCTACCTGTCCCTTAAGGGAGACCAGTTGGCCTCACAGTACAACATTGATTACTTTGAAAACAAAGCCGTTCCAAGATATATTGTCGTCGTAAAGGGGGCAAGGTTAGATTCAGAATCAGAAGACAGATTGTTTAGATTCTTGCAGACTGGGCTAAAGGGGCAAAATCATAGAACCCTGTATGTTCCTCTTCCAGCAGATCAGGAGGGAAACAAGATAGACTTCACAATGATTCCCGTAGAGGCAAATGTTCAAGAAGCGTCGTTTGACGCATACCGCGAAAAAAACCGCAACGATATCCTTATGGCTCACCAAGTACCACTCTCTAAGCTTGGAGGGGTTGATTCTGGAGGATTAGCAGCAGCAATGTCCCAAGATCGTACATTTAAGGAACAGGTAACAAGACCAGCACAGAGATATATCGAAAAGATAGTCTCCAAGATCATCAAGACCAAGACAGATCTAATCGATCTTAAGTTTAACGAGCTGACCCTTACTGACGAAGTAGCTCAATCTCAAATACTCGAAAGGTTTGTTAAGTCTCAGATACTCCTTCCAGACGAGGCAAGAGAGAAAATTGATATGCCAACAAGATCAGATGGCAAGGGCGGAACACCCTTAGAGCTTTCTGCAAGGCAGGGAATAGACGCAAGGGCAAACGCCTCTCAGAACAGGCAGAGAGACTCTGAAAGAACAAACAACAACTCTGACAGCGTAGCGACCACTACGGGAAGAAATGCTCAGGGTGAAGGCAGAAAGGTGTAATTGTAACAGTTTTATAAAATGCTGTTATAATATAAACAATATGAATAAATGTGATACTGATGTTTGTCTGAGCACCCCCCAAGGTGATCCTGCTCGCACAATCTCACTAAGCTCACATGCAAATTCAGGAAAAGATGTGTTGTTCTATGTCTAGAATAAACAAGGCAAGCTTTGACCTTGACAATAAAGATCTAAAGATGTCGATGCCGTTTTCAAAGATAGACATAGAAAAGAGAACGGTATCCGGCTGGGCCACGACAGACTCTGTAGATCATCAAGACGACATAGTAACAGCAGAGGCGTCTATCCTGGCATTTACTAACTTTAGGAATAATATTAGAGAGATGCACGATGAAAAAAAAGCGGTGGGAAAACTTATTTCTTTTAAACAGGATACCTTCTACGACCCAGAGACAAACAAGTCGTATAGTGGAATCTTTGTTTCCACATACGTTAGCAAGGGTGCTCAGGACACATGGGAGAAGGTCTTGGACGGAACTCTTACAGGTTTTTCAATCGGTGGCAGTGTAAAGGATTACGAGGATACTTATGATGAGGGCATGGGTAAGTCAATCAGAATAATTAAAGAGTATGATCTTTTTGAGCTTTCTCTTGTGGACAATCCTGCTAATCAGTATGCTAACGTCATTAGCATTGAAAAAGGTCATGCTGGAGGGTACCTTTCTAAGGCTCTCATCGAGAACGTGTTTTGGTGTAATAGTGACAACGTAGTTCAATTAAGTTCTGACAGCTTGTCAAGTTGCCCTAGATGCGATAAGGGCATGAGCAATATTGGTTTCGTTGAGACCAATGATGCACAAAAGACAGAAGTAGTAAAGTCTATTCTTTCTACTGTCAAAAATGATGCAAAGGAGGTAAGCAAAATGAATAACGATACAGTTGAAACAGAGCCTACAGAAGAACCAGCGGAAGCTGTTGTAGAAAAAGCTGTTGACTCGGAAGTAGAAAAATCTGAAGACTCCGAAGTTGAAAAAGCTTCCGTCGAAAAAGACGAAGCAGAAGATGAAGTGGTCGAAGAAAAGTCTATGCGCGAAGAAAAAGACATGGACGAAAAAGACCCCATGGAAGAAGAAAAGTCCATGAGTGCTGATGAAAAAGGCAAAGACGATATGTTAGAGCAAACAAAAGCACTGTCTGATCAAATCCACACGACACTCAGCAACATTGCTGACACAATGAAAGTTCTTAATGAGAAGGTAGAAGAGCTCAATAAGACCGTTGTGGGAGTCAAGGAAGATGTCAATACAGTAAAAAATGAGTTTGGAAAGCGTGTAGATGCAGTGGAAAAAGATACTGCTTTCCGTAAGTCTGGCGACCTTGGAGAGGTTGTGCAGGAGCCAATTTTCGAAAAGGCTAAAAGATCGCTATGGGATGGACGTTTCCTCACGAAGTCCGACCTATTTAACTAAAAACAAGAGAAAAAATGGAGGTGAAGTACAATGTCAGAAGAAATCTTAAAGAATCAGCCAAGTGAAGCCGGTGAATACGGAGATCCCAACCCAGGTTTGTTCCAGGGCCAAGGAGCTGTTGCAGCAGGTGGAATCGGCGGAGTAACCGACCCATCCGCTGGCGTGGTAGGAAATATTCCTAACGCCAACTATGGAGTAACAACAGGACCAAACGCTGTCAACCCAACAGGTGTTGCTGGCGGTATGCTGAACCCAGAACAGGCTCGTCGTTTTATCGACTATGTTTGGGATGGTAGTGTTCTTGCTAAGGATGGCCGCAAGGTCACAATGAGAGCAAACACGATGGAGATTGAAAAGGTCAACGTCGGTGAGCGTGTTATTCGCGCTGCGTCTCAAGCACTTGGAGAGTACACAAACGCTGGAGCAACTTTCACAAAAGTTGAACTAACCACAAAGAAGATTCGTCTTGACTGGGAAGTTTCAACAGAGTCGCTGGAAGATAACATCGAAGGTGGCGCACTTGAAGATCATCTCGTTCGCATGATGACGAGTGCTTTTGCAAATGACATCGAAGACCTGGCAATTAACGGTGACGGTGGAGCAGACCCATTCCTAGGAATTATGGATGGCTTTGTTAATCAGGTCACTACAGGTGGAGACGCTCATGAGGCAGTTCTTACTGTTTCAGCAAATGCATGGACACCAGAAAAAATGCAGCAGATCATCTATGCATTGCCACGCAAGTATCGTGCAGTAAAAAGCAACCTCAAGTTCTACGCTGGTACGGATACCTTCGCGGGTATCGTTGCAAGCAATGGAACTCTTGCTGACGCAATTGCAGCAGCATTTGATCCTAGAGTTGCTGGTACTCCAGAACGCAGAGAGAACTACCTCAGTGGTGCAGGACAGACCATGGGTGGCGCTAACGTAACCCGCGTTCTTGGTATCGACGTCATGGAAGTTCCTTACTACCCTGCGGATTATGTCGACCTGACATTCCCACAGAACCGTGTATGGGGATTCCAAAGAGACATCACAGTCAACCGTGAGTACAAGGCCAAGAAAGACACAATCGAATACACAGTGTTCGTTCGTCTTGGCATCACATGGGAAGAACTGGATGCAGTAGCTTACGCAGACGCGGCAGCCGACGTATCCTGATAGTCAATATAGCTAAGGGGGGCGGGTATCACACTCGCCCCCCTAAGTATATTCTGATATAATTAAACTTGAGAAGGGTGTGAAAATGTCAAACTTTGAAAAAATGACCGTTGCTCAGCTTAAAGAGTATGCCAAGGAAAATGGCGTAGATCTTGACGGAGCAAAAACAAAAACAAGCATCGTTTCCGCGTTGGCGGGGGTAAAGTCAGTTATTAGTGAGTCGGAAGACAGGAGTGTGATTAGCTCAGAGGATGTTTCTCCCAAGGGTGGGTTGAAAAAGTCTCCAATCAAAGTGGATAACCTGGGAGTAATCACAACAGCAACAGCAGATAACTTTAAGGACAAAGTTTTTAGTTCAAAGCCAAAGATAGAGGAAGTAGAAAAGGTTGCAATTCATTCGGAAAAAAACATGAATTGGAACGGTATAGGAAGAGTATCCAAGGGATATAATATTGTTACAAAGGAGGCAGCCGATATGTGGCTTACCCGAAAGGGAGTTCGTGAAGTAGAACCCGAAGAAGTAGCAACACATTACGGCCTATAGATATGGACCTATTAAGACAAACACCATTTAACTTTTCAATAAGCTTTTCAGTACCGTCTGAATCAACAGACCACCTTCTAGAAATATATGGAAGCCAAGGAAACGCAATTGTTTCTGAAGTTCTAACCTCTAGTGCATCTGGAGTGATTACATACGAACTTCCCTTGGGATTTCAAAAGTATGACGATTCGTACCCAGTATATGTCTACACGATAGGCGCAGATGACCTAGCAGATGAAACGGTAGTTATAGATACACTTTACATATACAGGCCCTACATCGACCCAATAACGAGTTCAGAGGGTACAGACTGTGATGCAGCTGAATACGCTCAACTAGAAAAAACAGCAAGGTTCATCATCGATACCCTTGTTGGGGGATTCTACTACGAATCAAAAGCTATCGAGCTGACTGGACTTGGACTAGACTATCTACCGCTACCCAAAAAAGCAAATAGGGTAAATCATGTTTATCAAAACAACGTGGCTGTATACAATAGATTGGTTCCGTTATCTGGTCAATATACTTATCTTATTAGCCCAGATAAAACATCACTAACAATAGACCTTGTTGGAGAATACAATAAAAAAGAATCTAGAGGTGTACGGTTGCCAATGGCCGCATCTGATTCCTTAATGCTTTCTTCAGAAAACTATGATCAAGCTATATCCCTAACTGGTACTAACAGCGGATCGTTCTTCCCCAAGGGGGCTGACTTCATTGTTTACGGAGAGTGGGGGTGGCCAGTAGTTCCACAAGAAATAAAGGAAGCGACCAGAATTCTTGTTGACGACATTAAGTGTGGAAGGCTTGCCTATGTTAGTAGATATGTAACAGAATATGAAACAGATCAGTTTAGAATAAAGTATGGAGATCTTGCATCAAGAGGATCTGGGAATCTTATTGTTGACAAGATTATACAAAAATACTCTATCCCCATCTACAGGATAGGGGTGCTTTAATTGCTTTGTGATCCAGAAGTATTCTATTCAATGAACCTGGATGTTTATTATTCCTCTCAATCCCAGGATGAGTTTGGCGCAGCAATCAAAACCTGGAACCCAAATCAAACACTCATTGGCTATGTTCAGCAGGTAGGGTCAATGGAAAAAAATTCCTTAAAGACAGAAACATTTTTTGAGTACAGTAACAAGTTGGTGGGAAGAACATATGTTGATCCAAGAACCTCTATGGAGGGGACAAGCTATCCAATAACCAGCATATTGGTAACAAACATACAAGACTCTAAAGCTGGAACCATATTCTACACAGAAAGTGCTGGAAAGAGGTCTGGAAAGCCAACGGTGTACGATGTTATGTCAGTAGACCCCCACATAAATCCATGGAATGAAATAGAGTATTACAAGATTTATCTTGTTCGTTCTGATTTGCAGGAGATAAATCGTGATTAGCGTTAGGTTTGACACCAAGGGGCTTGAGAGGGCTCTAAGGAATTCTGTTTCTTATAGCAATGGATTTATCGATGGCATAGAGATGGAAAGGTTGCGTTTCAATAGGTTTTTGGGCGGGGTAACGGCAGAGGCCCTTGGGGAGTATATAGACCAAAAGGCAAGAATGAACACGGAGTCCCTACATCATGTTTACGAATGGAACAGAATTGGAGAAAAGTCGGCAAGGCTTTTTAGTTTCAATGTAAATGCTGGAAAAAATCTTATATCCTTTTCTGGAAAGTTCTTGCCATCAAGATCTACATCAGATACCTCGTCAGAGCCATTTGCAAATAAGGCAGAAATGATGGAAAATAAGATAGCCATAACAATTGAGCCACAAAACTCAGAGCTCCTTGCTTTTGAAGATGACGGACAGATGTTTTTTACATCAAATTCTATCTATATTGCAAACCCAGGTGGGGATGCTGTCGCAGGAAGCTTTGGAGAAGTTATTAGTGAGTTTTTTAGTCAATACTTTACGTCATCCATTTTAAGACAACTAATGTCTGACCTGGAAACCCCAAGTGAGTTTTCTAAATACTTTTCTCAAGGGGTAAAATCTGGTGGAAGGTCTGTTGGAGTTGCTGCTGGAAGAAAATACTTCAGGGTTAAAGGGGCTGAATCTTTATGAGTTTGTCTATTTTTTCCTTTGCCCCAGTTGTTGTGAATAGTTACCTCTGGAGCGTAATGAAGTTGGTGGAGCCATCTCTTTCTAGTTCATCAAACTATGGATCAACTATTCCCTTTCTCCCGCTAGGAGACGCGGCAGCGGGAACCCTGGGGTGGGAAGACAAAACTTATGTTATATATGACAGAATGTTTAAAGCAATGAAAGACCCATCCTATTGGGTGAAGTGTGAAGAGGTTAAGTATCAGTTAAAGGCAAAAGAGCAAGATACTTTTATCTGGGGATCTGCAATACAGCAAATCCTTGACAGACACGATGATGCAGCAAAGGATGTAAATGATTGGATAAGGAGTAATGGTGGAGATAACGCTTATCCTATATTCTTCCATAGTATAAGGGTGTTTCAGCTAGCAAGATACCTGGCAACCGATTCAGCAAACACAAGAGACTTGAGTTCAAGGTCTTTTTATGTAACGGAGTTTGCAGTCGATATGAAATACCACTACACGAAATCCCTAGAGGATTACCTATAAAACGGTGATATAATGTAAAAGAGGGAACGTCACCATAAATAAAAAATATGGAGAAAGAGGTAAAAGATATGGCATATACACGCGGAGATTCAAAAAACATTATTGTCGGCGCAGCAGCAATGTTCGTTTCGACTAGTGCAGATTTTGATCCAGCAACAGTAGTCTTTCCAGACTTTGTTGAGGATGAGAAATATATTGACACGCTAACAGACTCGGTAGATGGTCAAGCTTTGGTACGGAACATTGGTTACACGACTAATGGTCTCGAACTTCAGTTTCAGCCAGATTTTGGGGAGGTTCAAGTAGATCAGCTTCTTGACGTTGCAAAATTGTATAAGCAAGGGATGCAAGTTAATCTTAATACTGCTTTTGCAGAGGCTACGCTTGAGAACCTTTTGGTTGCTATCGCAGCACCATCATCTGATTATAGTGCAAGCACAACACTTGACAATCCAGTTGATAGTGGAGCTGCATCAACAGCATCCGTGCTTGAAATGACTTCAGGAGCTATTGGCGAGTGTCCAGTAGAAAGAGGTCTTGTTGCAGTTGGACCAGGCACAGGAGACTGTGACCCAGGAGCATACGTTGAGCGCATTTATGTTGCTTACCGTGCTCTGTCTATTGACAGTGTAACTGTATCAGCAAAAAGAGATGAAGCTTCTCTGTTTGAAGTTTCATTCCGTTTGCTTCCGGCAAACAGCGGTTCTTATGGAAAAATTGTTGATAGAACAATTAACTCTACGACCTGATAAAACATAATAATAACTGAATAGTCAGCAGCCCCCAGTGCGTTTTGCACGGGGGCTGTTGTCATTTTCCACCGTTATTTTCCTGGGGTAGCTATGATATACTTTACCTATTAAATACCAGAAAGGGTAAAAACATGGCAACGCAGATATACGAAACAGAAGAGCTAGAGTTGATGGACGGAACAAAGATCAATATGCGTCCACTAAAGATTTCACTTCTTAGAGATTTTATGAAAAAATTTGATACCGTAGTTGAGGTGGCAACCAGCAATGTTGAGTCAATGGACGTATTGGTTGAATGCGCCATGATTGCCATGAAGCAGTATGATGAATCCTACTCAACAGATACAGAAAAGTTTGAAGATGTTACAGACATCAAGATGGTGTATAAGATCATTGAGGCTGCCTCCGGCATCAAGTTGGACGCAGAGGGAAACGATCTAGTGGCAGCGGCTCTACCTGGAACGAGCTAGATCTAGCTAAGCTTGAGGCAGAAGTTTTTATCTTAGGAAATTGGTTAGATTATGAACAGCTAGAGGCTAGCCTGTCTATGCCAGAATTGGTCGCCACGCTAGATGCAACAAGGAGTGTAGAAGAAAGAAAAAACAAATTCTCTGCCGCAATCCAGGGGATAGATTTGGGGAGCGGATCAGAGGATGGGAAAGGGCAGAAGGAGTGGGAAGACATGAAATCAAGAGTTTTCACTGGCGGTGCAGTAAAAGATTCTAGAGATATAACATCCCTTCAAGGACAAAATGCTAAAAAGGTAGGGTTTGGGATAAACAACGGTCTTGAATACTCATCAGGCAAGAGTCCTAAAAATCCAATGTCATAAAAAAGGCCCCACAAAATGGTATAATCATATTGGTGAAAAAATAAATGGCTAACGTGAGTGCAAACATCATTGTCGATATTAATACCATCGCGGCCCAAGCAAAGTTAAAAAGTCTTGCCGCGCAAATAACTAACTTCAATCGGTCAGTTTCTTATGCAAGTGGCGGCGGAGCACAGAAAGCAGCAGCACTAAACAGAGCACTTGCCGACGGCATTAATGGCATGGGTGATTTTAGGGCCAGGGTCGTTCCAGTAGCAACCTCGGTTGAAAGATTTACGACGGCACTAGAGGGAAATAAGATGTCCCTCGGTCAGTATACGAAGTATGCAGCATCACAAGTGCCAGGACTGGGAAAGATGTTCCGAAAAGAATGGGACATGATGACAAGTGTTGCCACGGATCGTGTCAAGAAGATGCAGTCTCAGTACATAGAGCTAGGAAAATCAGCAAAACATGCACAGCAAGCTCTTCAGATAACCCCAACGGGACTGCGAAGTGGGTATGCAACAGATGTTGCAGTCGCCGCACAAAGATCACAGATATTTAACAAGATAATTAATGATGGATCAACAAAGATGCTTAACTGGGGGAAGAATACCCAGTGGGCTGGTAGACAGCTTATGGTTGGGTTCAGCCTACCCCTAGCCGCCCTGGGGGCCGTTGCTGCAAAGACTTTTATGGAGCTGGACAAGGCTAGCGTTTCCTTCACAAGAGTATATGGAGATCTTTCAACATCGACAAAAGAAACTTATAAAAATCTAGAGGCTATGAAAGAACTTGGAAATGAATATACCAAGTATGGAATTGCAGTAAAAGATACACTAGATCTGGCCTCTAGAGTTGCTGCAACGGGTGCCACTGGCGCAGATTTGGCGGCAGCCACAGAGCAAACCCTTAGGTTCGCTACCCTAGGCCAGATTGACTACAACTTGGCGCTTGAGGCAACAATTTCCTTGCAAACAGCATTTGGGGTAAGCTCAGACAAATTAGCCGAAAATATTGATTACCTCAACGCCGTAGAAAACCAAACGGTCTTAACGATTGAGGATATGGCAACAGCCATTCCCACAGTAGCGACAGTGGTTGAGGGTCTAGGTGGAGACGTAAAGGATCTTGCTGTTTTTATGACCGCAATGAAAGAGGGCGGCATCTCTGCACAACAGGGAGCGAACGCTCTCAAATCTGGTTTGGCAAGACTCTTCAACCCAACAAAAGCAGCAACTGAGCAGCTAGCTAAGTATGGAATCAGTATTAAGGAAATGGTTAGCTCCAATAGGGGAGACTTAATGGGGCTCGTTCAAGACTTTGGAAAGGCACTGTCCTCACTGGACGATCTCGAACGTCAACAGACTCTAGAAAAAGTTTTTGGAAAGTTCCAGTATGCAAGAATCGGGGCATTGTTTAAGAATATGGCTTCTGATTCAAGCCAGGCAAGTAGAGCAATAGACCTCTCCAAGATGTCTCTGATAGATCTAGCAAAGCTTTCAGAAAAAGAGCTTTCAACGATTGAAGAATCGACAACTGTTAAGTTTAAAAAGGCTATGGAAACTCTAAAAGTTTCTATTGCTCCATTGGGAGAGGCGTTTCTTAAGGGGCTCATGCCAATAATTGACGTCTTGACTAAGATTGGAGGGTTCTTTAATGACTTGCCAGATCCCATAAAGACTGCAATAGCTGTAGTTGTTGGGGCGGTAGCAGGAATTGGACCCGTAATCTTGATGACTGTTGGTTTAATGGCTAACGGATTTGCAAATATCGTAAAGCTCATCCAGGTATTTAGGAAAAGTATTGCTGGAATTAAAGGAGATGCGTCAGCATTTGGATACCTCGCTTCCGCAGAGCTTGAAGCACTGGCAGCATCAGAGGCACTTGAGAAAAGCGTAACGAGCCTAACGACAAATCTCCTATTGCAGCGCCGCGCCGTTACCGGATTGATTCGGGAATACGAAAGATATTCCGTTGCCGCTGGATTAGCGGGGGCTGGGGTAGCTCCCCGACGCATGGGCGGAGCACGGGGTTCACCCCGGGCACCAAGACCACCAATGAGGCTGGCTGGCGGGGTGACAGGAGTTCCAGGAAGAGGAAATAAAGATACTATTCCAGCACTCCTCACGCCTGGAGAAAGCGTCATAACAAAGAAAGCCACACAAGCGTATGGACCAATACTGCAACAAATGAATGATGGAACTCTTCCAGGATTTGCAGGTGGGCTTATGCCCGGAGTCCAGCTTTCCCACGCAATGGCATCTAAGGTAATGGGTTATGGAAGGAAAGCTGCTCAGTCAAAACAAATTCTGCAATTTTCTGATGCTATCTTTCTTGCAAAAGCTGGGGCTTCCGCTCAGCTAGAGGTATTGGGCAATCTAAAGCTTGGATTGCCGAAAAGATTCAACCAGGATATGAGAACGAGGATTAACCCAAGAACAGGAAAGCGTACAGGAAAAGGATCAAATAAAGATTCATTGGCTGAGCATGTCTTGAGTGAAGATCTAACTCCCCACCTGTTTTCATCTTTAGATATACCAGAAGAATCTAAGAAAATTTTTAGAAAGGAGCTGTCTGATGCTCTAGGTCTGATGAGTAGAGAAAAAGATCTAGTGTGGGATGACGACTTCGCTAAAGCATTTGAACTGGCAGAAAAGGCAACAGTTAGAAAATTGATCGACAAGGGGAAGCCCGAGGTTGCGAGTAGATTTGAATCGATATTGACAGCATCAAGGGAAGACTTTGAGACAAGGATACACTTCTCTCTACCACCTGCCGCAAAGGGTAGAAAGTATAAGGGTGACAAGGAGGCAAAGGCAGCAGCAGAAGCAATGGGCCTGCTATCGGAAGACATGGAACCATTTTATTACAATACCTCTAATAGGAAACCAGCTGCTCTTATCTACAACCCAGCGACCAAGAACTATGTTCAGATTTTACAGGGACAAACTAGAAAATTAAGAAAAGGTTCCTCATGGGAGGAACAGCTGATGTCTGCTGATCCAAACTGGTATGAAAGAAATATTCAAAATAAAAACACGGGTGGATCAATATTTGAATCTCAATCACAAACAAGAGTTCCTGGAATGGGCAACAAGGACACTGTTCCTGCAATGCTCACCCCAGGAGAGTTTGTTATCAACAAGAAGGCTACAAGAGAGAACCTTCCACTAATTAATTCAATTAACGATGGAAGTATTGCTAATTTTGGTGTTGGTGGGGGGGTATTCCTTGGAAAGGCACACTCGTTTTCCAATGTTCTTACTGCTAGAGAAAAGCTTGCTGCTGCAAAACAAAAGCAATCATTGTTGAGGAAAGAGGCAATATCTAGCTCAGATATTGCTGCTAGAGAGGGTATCTTTGCTGATCTACCACTAACAGACCTTGGTCCAATGAAAGAGAGAATTGGAGGAAGAAGTTCAAGTTTTGGAATGAATGGAATATATGGGGCTGGGGTATTCAAGGCATCAGACAACCCAGCAGCAGCCCTGGCAGAAGTTCGTGGGGCAAAAATGTCTTCAGCATTTGGCCTAAGTTCTCCAGACCAGAAACTAGTTAAGATAAGAGATCCGGGGGATGGTGGATTTATTGTTGGTACGCTGTCAAAGTTTGATCAGAAATTTGCAAAAACAACTAGAAAGTTTTCAGAAGATTCCATGTTTGATCAAATTCTTGGAGTTCTCTATAGAAGAGACTTAGATACCCAAGCAGACAATCTGTACAGCAGGGTTGTCGCAGACGTAAGTCAGGCTAGATATAAGACCGCCGCGAGCACTCGCGCAAAAATAGCCGACCCCGCATCTATTCTTGACTTTATGCCAAAAGCCTTCTTGCAACAAGCGGCTGGTGCTAAAAAGTGGTTTATGCAAGAAACAGCCAACTTTGCCAGACAGATGACTCCTATGCAATATTCTGACGGTATGGAAAAAGCAATGCTAAAAGCAAGATCAAACGCAAAAAAAACAACAGATGCTTTGCCAAACTCCAATGCAGCTGAAAAGAAGAAATACTATGAAGACCTAATAAAAGATTTAGACGACCTATCCACGGTCAATTGGAAAACCCAACAAGAAGTTCACAGTTCTATCTTCCCATCCCCAGCTAAAAAGACAAAGGCAAACAAGTCTCACAACGAGGGGCTGACCAGCTTCTTTGCAAATATGGGTGGGCAGGTACCACCAGATCTAGTTCAAGGCCTCTCCTTGGGTGGCACGGTAAACATGCTCTCAAAGAAATCCCATAAGGCATTCTCTGATTTTACTTCTGCAACTGGATCAGGGGCTAGAGGAATAAAGAAGTCTATCACTGAAGACCCAGCGATGGGTAAGGTATTCCGTTCTGGCTTTACAAGAAGCAAAGAAGATGAGGTTTTACATAGGGCAACATTCTTAGATCGTCTTCCCCAGGCGGGAGAGATGTTTTCCATGGGGCCACTGGCATCATTTTCTCCAAAGGGAGTTCCCGTTACTCAGCACTTAAGTGGAACAAAAATACAACAGGACTCAGACTTTGCCAGATATAGATTAGCTACCGCAAAAAAAGAAAACGACGACTATTCAAAAAGAATAGAGTTTATGAAAAGAAGTGGAATTCAGTCATACATGCCAGAAACACAGTTTACAG